TTGTGAAGTATATCTACTTCTCATAGCGAAAATAAGTCCTGTAGGACCTGTCATTGGTTGAACTCCTGCAATGTCGTATGCTATTAGATTAGGCATAGCTCTTCTAACTAAACTAATTAGGATTGGATCCCAATTAGCAACAGCACTACCTGTTGCGTTAGTCGGAGCTGCTTCAGCCAAGTAAGCGCTGTCTTCTTTAGAAGCACGTTCTTGGTTTTCTAATATCACAGAAGTAACGGCACGTCTATAAGCATCAGTAATTTTTGGTAAATCAGGATGCTCTAGTACTGGCTGCCATTTTTTTTCGTGTGTTTCAGATAAGTACATATGTGTTTATCTCCCTATATATTTACTTAATAGACAACTTAATGTCTTTAGTTTTGCTTATAGCGGCGCTGTAAGCAGCCATAGAATTTGATAAATCAGGATTAACTGATCCATCTGCCGCCACATCATCTAGATTCTCTTTCGTTTCAACTTTCTTACCAAAATAAGATTCTTTAACAGTTTCTAATTTCTTCTGATAGTCTTTTGCGTTAGAGTATTCAATTTCTTCAGCAAGTTTAGCAAATTTTTCTTTTGCTGTGTCAGCAAGGTCTTCAGAAACTTTAGCTTTGATTTCATCTTTAACTTTAGTTCCAACTTCCTTGTTTAACTCAACATTTTTTTCTATTTGCTCATTGAGGTCTTTTTCCAGTTTTTCAATTTTACCTGCTTGGTCTTCAAGCACGTTATATTTTTCATCTGGAACATCAATATAATGGTCTTCAAATAATTTTTTCAAACCATTAATAAAGTCTTCAGCAATTTCCCCTTTGATACCTCTTTCAAGAGCGATTTCGTTTTCTTTCATCCACTCTTCAACAACGTATGCAAGGTAAGAATCAACTTTTTCAGTTAATTCAGATTTTGCTTTAGAACTTTCTTGCTCTAATTTATTATTATAATCTGTTTCCATTTCTTCTGCAATCTCTTTTACTTTAGATTTGATTGCTGCTTCAAAAATGGTAGCAGCTTTAGTCTTAAACTCTTCGGTTAAGTCTTTTTCGCCAGCGATAAGAGCGTCAACGTGTTCTTTTACGTCAATCTCTTTTTTCTTTTCTTTGTCTTCGTCTTCTGTTCTTACTTCAGCGTCATCATCTTTTTTAGCTTTTTCATCTTTCTTTTCGTCAGATTCTTTGACATCTTTTTTATCTTTTTTAGCGTCAATAGCTTTTTGAAGTGCTGGTGGTAAGTCGCCTTCTTTTATTTCTTTACCGTCTTCGTCTTTTTTAGTTTCTTTATTCTCCAACTTGGTATTGCTACCAGTCAATTTAGGCATTGCGTCAGCAGCGCCTTGATGTTTTTGAGGAGCTTGTCCAGAAACTTTTGTAACTTTTTTAGTTGCGTCTGGATTGCTGTCTGTAGGTTTAACTACTGCCTTACCTAAATCTTCATATTCACTCATTTTAGCAATATGAGAAGGTTCAGCCGCTACAGCATTCTTTTTAGGAGCATCCGCTTGTGCATTTGGTGAATTCGCCTCTTGCACTGCTTTTGCTTCTAACGCTTCTATTTTTCCTGTTTCAGCCATTTGAAAACTCTCCTTAATTAATTTAAACGTTTAAATTAGTTCTCTCTTTGTTAATAGATATTTATAAGATTATAGTTTTTCAATGAATTTTTTAAACACATCCGCCTTCACTTCCGCTAAACGTAGTCTTTTTGCTTCATTTATATACTGTTTCCACTCTTCAATATCTCTCTCTTTGATAACTCCATTGTCCCATACCCACTCTTTATTCTCCATAATGCCTTCTACGAAAGCGTCTGGAGCGCTTGGGTCTGCTACAATGTCAGCGGCAGTTGCTAAGTAAAAATCTCTTCCTACTTCATTAATGCCACCTCTTCCACGCACTAGTGATCCCATACCTCTTGAAGATACTCCTAATTGAGCACCTTCGTTGATAAGATTTTTAACAATCTTACCATAGGGTGTGTCCATCACTTTTGCTTCACCAACAAAATTTGATCCATCTGGATGTAAGTCCGTTATCATATGACTTACTCTTTCAAGATTTACAACTGGTCCATCAGGATGTCCTAACTCGCCAAATGCACGTCTTTTATTGATAAATTCTCTATTGTATCTTGATACTTCTTTCTGCAATATCTCTTTAGGATAGACTCTGCCGTTCCTATTTTTGATATCTGCTTGTAAAAAGACACCTTTAATTTTAAATTGTTTTTTGCCGTCAATTTCTTCTATAAGAAATTTTGAGTCAAATGCTTCTTCGGTAATTAGTTTCATAGTTCTCTCTCTTACTATTTATAAGATTTCTTATCTAAATTCAACGATTAATGAGTAGTTATCGCCTTTAGCAAAGTTCTTTGTACTTAACAATACATCACCTGTTGGTGTAGTTGCGTCATTTTTAAATGAGTTTCCATCAGTTCTTAAATCTATTGTTCCTTGTCCTGAAAGGAATAAAGCAGTAGCATTTGTAGCACCGTCCCATATTAATTCCACACCAGATTTTGCGTCTGATACATTAACTGAATAATATACTCTTGCTATACGTCTTTCACCATCTTCACTCATAAAAGTAGTCGCTGAAGCGTCTATTTTTTGTACGTTAGTTTCTCCAGAACCGTCTGAAAAGTTAGTCATTTTTATAACATATTTAACTCCAGATGTATCTGCTATTGTTTGTGTTGCTACTGTATCTGCCATATTAGAATCCTACGTGTGTAGCGTCAAAAAAATCTTTTGATAATTCGCCACGTTCTACTGTTGTTCCTTTTTTTCTACATCTAGCATAAACTTTTGTTGCTACGCTAGTTCCAGGTTGAGTATAAGTTCTTATACCACCTGAATATGTTCCAGGAGCACTTGAATAGGTATTAGAACCTGTGGCAGTATTTTCATATTGCCAAACACTATTTGATCCTGGTACATCTACCCACGCCATTTATGCTCCTAATTGTTCGTTTACTTCGTCATCAAAGTATTGATATAATTCTTCTTTATTTATTTTTCTTGCTTCAGCAACTTTATCTACTGAATTTTCAAATTTACTTACAATATCTCCAGACGTTCTTTCAATAAGTTTAAAAGTATCTTGTACTGCTAATTTCATTTTAGGAGATAAATCTCCATATGTTTTAGAGTCAAGATACTTTGTATCTTCAAATATTTTACTTGTAAAAAAATATTCGTTATCCATTTCTATACACCTGCGTCTGGTGGTGTTTCGTGACCTGGTGCCATAGTTGGCGCTTCAGGTTCTGGTGCTGTTGGAGCCGGCTCTTTAGTCGGTTCAAAAGCAATTTCGTTTCCACTTGTGTCCATAATTTTATCTGTTCTTGCACTAGGTTCAGTTACCGCTGGTTTATCAGCACTAAATTTTTCAGGTTCTACACCTTTAAAAACTTTAGCTGCTACATCTACTCTTTGTTTATCAAGAGCACTTGCTACTTTATCTCTTAAAGCATCCTTAAACGCTTCTCCTGCGTCTGCATTTTTACCTTGTTGCAATTTGTCAATAAATTCCGCTGTCTTACTTGGAATACTTGCGTCTGCCATTACATATCTCCTTCTATAGTATCTTTACTAGATTGATATTGTTGCATAGGGTCAGCAATAACACCATCTTTAACTTCTTTTTTAATTTGATTATTAATATCTTCAATCTCCCTATTGTTTTGACGTAAGATTTTTTTTCTTACGTACTCTACTGAAAAATACTTTCCAACATAATCTCTAACTTCATTAGCAAGTCTTATTCTTTCTAATAACATTTCAGAATCTTTTAGTTCAGCAAAGTGTCCATCTTGCAAAAAGTCATACTGGAGAACATCCCTTATGACTAACCAATCTTCATCCGTAATAACGGCTTTTAAAACTAATTGAGTTCTTAATATATCGTTAAATATTTCAGTAAATTTCTTTCTTAATCTTTGTACAAATTTTGTAAATTTAAGTTCATCTCTTGTTATTTCTGTTGAACGACCTAAATTAAATCCACTTGACGCTTCTAATCTACTAGCTGGAACATTTAAAGAACGATAAAGTTTTGCTCTAAAGTATTCTAAATCTGCCATCTCTCCTAAATTTGCACCGCCTGGTAAAGTGGTAATATCTGTACCTCTTCCACCTTCTCTACTTGGTAACCAAAAGTCTTCAAGCATTGACATATAGTTTCTGTCATCACGTATCTCACCTGTACTTGCGTCATAGACAAGTTTATTTCTATATCTTGCCATAACATCACGTAAGTATTGTTCTGCTTTTACTTTAGGTAAATTACCAACATCAATTTTAAATATACGTCTTTCAGGTGCTCTTGCTATTCTGTAAATAACACTTGCGTCCTCAATCATACGTAATTGATTAACAGGTTTAATTGCTTTATGTAAATATGATAAGACCATATTTTTGTTTTGGTCTATTAGTCCACTTGGACAAAATGCTATTGCGTCAACAGCAATTTTAATTCCACCTGATGTTGTATTAGTTACACCCTTTTCATTAAATAAAAAGTATTCTTTAACATCATCAATAACATTTAAACCATATGGAGTAGGTCCGTCTGGTCTTTTCTTTCTTACTTCTCTAATCTTTTTAATTTTTCTAGGGTCTATGTATCTTAATTCTGTAATACCTTTTCTTGTAGATTCTCTATCAATTACTTTATGATAATATAATCTACCGTCCACGTACCATCTTCTAAAGATATCGTGACCTCTAGTATGGAAGTTCATTAATCTTAAAACTTCTCTAAACTCGTCTTCTATTTTTCGTCTAACGTCCTTACCGAATGGTAAGTTATCTAGGTTTAATCTAATTGCATCCTTCATTTCGTTTGCAACAATAGATTCGTTTATAATATCTTCAATCGCCATATCACATTCTGGGTGTAAAGCGATTTCTCTATAACGTCTGATAAGGTCTTGTTCAGTCTTTGTCTGACCTTCCATATCCAAGTATTGACCATAGTACCCACCAGCGGCGATGGTTTGTGTTCCATCATCCGCTTGTGGTTGTGTAAATGCTTGTTTTGGATCTGTAGGTTTTTTAACCCGAGTTATAGAAAATCCAAATAATTCAGCCATAATTTATCTCCTTAAAATATCACTACTATTTATAGTAGTTTTTAAGTAGTTGTGTTACTTTCAAAGTATTGGAACGCTAAAGTTACACTTGTTTCTGATAAGTCGTTTTTAGCAGTGTAATCCAAAGAAATTGCGTTAATACTTGAAGGAAATACACCTCTTAAAGTGTATGACTTAATAGTATTTCCGTTTCTATCTAATTGGTCTACAAATGCGTCAACTTGGTAATCAACTGGATTAGTTAATCCCTCGTTATCAGTCATATTGTTTATACCGTTCATCCATCTTTCAAATGCATTACGCAATTTGAAATTGGTATCATTTATTACTTTGATAGTCCAATCCGCTATTGTTCTATCTCCAGCGATTTTTATTGCTCTGCCTCTAAAAGGTACTTCAATCGTTGTGATTGCCATACCAGGTAGTTCAGCGCCTTGACATAAAAATGCTAGGTCTTCTATTTCTCCGCCAACTTGAGCGTAGCCAGGAAAAGGCATAACCACTTTGTATTGGTTACTTCTTGCTCCGCCACCTGAAAGTTTAGCTTTGAAATCATTTATGTTTGCCATTGTTTTATTTCTCCCCTAAATTATCCTGCGACTTCTTCAAAAGAAACGCCTGTTCTTGTTGCAACGAATTGCAATGAGATAAAGTTGATACTTCTAGCAGGTTTTACAAAAATTTCTGCTACAAATTCATTTCTATCTATTACTTCGCCTGTGTTGTTAGTTTCATCACAAACTACTAGGTAGTCTGTAATCCCTCTTCGTCCTTGTACTTCTCTTAAAAAAGGTTCTACCATATTTCTAAAACCAGCTCTAGTGAATTCATCATTGAATTCAAATAGTTGGACTTTAGAAGCAGTTGAAATTGCCTTTTCTAAAATTATGAACAATCTTCTGACATTAACTCTATCAAATGCACTAGGATTTGATAATCCAGTTTTATCACCGAATAATACAGTTCCTTGTCCTGGGAACGTAGTCACAGGATTTACTCTTGCTCTGTATAATTCATCTCTTTGTGTTTGTGTTGGATTAAATGCTAGTTTAACTGCACCTCTAACGATACCTCTATTTAAACCGGCAGGTGAATACCAAGCGTCAGCAACCATATCGGTTCTTGCCGCTAGTCCAGCCATATCTCCGTTTAAAGGAACATATCTATAGACATCATTATATCTATCGTACATATATTTGTATCCACTATCAAAGAACACATAAGAAGATGAAGAAATTCCATTAAAGAAATTTATAACATTATCTTTTTGCGTATTTGAATTTGATACATTAACTACATCACTTCTCTCTGGAGAAGCAAAAACTACTACGTCTTTTCTTTTCTCAGCGATTGTAATTAAGTTATCTATATGTGTTGCGTCACCTGAACCTGCAATTAAAAGACCAACGTCTGTTGTTTCAGCGTCTTGGTATTTTTCATAAGCAGTTTTAGTTTGAGCAGTAGTTGCTGCTGAACCGTTTGCACCATTTATTAATGATACATCACTTATAGCAGTTACGTCTGTATAAGTTGTTCCAGCTGCCGCCGTGCCCCAATTTGAACCAGAAGAATTGTGATCCATCCAATAAACATAATTACTTGATTTGTAAATTACGTCTGAATAGTAATTACTGTCGCCTTGAGGTGATTTACCATCTGAAGCTTTTGAAACTGCTTCAAATTTTTCTAGTATATCGCCTTTAACGCCATTAATTCCACCGTCTTCATCAACGATTGCAATATGCATTTCGTCATTACTACCACCTCTTGTTTGAGCGTAAGTAGATGTTCCTGGTGCCTTGTTAAATAAATCATAATATCTCCATCTACGTCTTACTTGAGCGCCATTTGTAATTGTCGCTTGTAATCCAGATGAGTCAGAAGTACCATAATAAGAAGGTTCTTCTTTTCGTACAATGTTCAAGTCATTAGTTGATATACTAATAACTCTATATTCATATTCATCACCAAAGTTAACTATATCTCCAGCACTTATTCCTGTAGCAGAAGTAACTGAAACTACTGTATCTCCGACACTTGTTGAAGCGTCAGCAACAGTTGTTTTGTTAATTTCTTCGTAAGCAGTAGCAGAAGGACATTGAGAAATACTTAAATTATTTCCCCAATCTCCAGCTGTTCTACTAGCCCACATTCCTACAGAAGCAGAACCGTCAGCATAGTTGTTTTGGTAATCAGTAGTATTTTTTATTACAAACGAACTACCACTTTCAGTTGCGTTTGAAACAGATGAATTCTGTACACGAACTACTTTCAAGTTATTTGAGTATTGCAAGAAGTTTGAGGCACTAAAATAACTCTCAAAATTAGAGTTATCTGGTTTCCCAAACGTTGATACCAAATCAGATTCGCTACCGATACTTATAACTTCATCAAGAGGTCCTTTACTGAAAGTTCCAGCAAAAGCTCCAGAAGAAGATGAAACGGCAGGAATAATTCTTGTTAAGTCTTTTTCCTGTACGAGAACACCTGGTGATACTTGAAATGCCATTAGGTTTTCTCCTTATAATTAGCTAATTAACTTCTTTATATTCACATATTCCGTATGTTTTCATACGACCATAGTCAAATTTCATTACTATGGATATTTATAATAAGCGTAATTTATAACCCTTTTCTAACAACTGGGTGCCAGACTGTACCATATTCATCTACTTCTGGTTTTTCCCATTCAGGTGTTCCATCATCTACAAAACCAAAAGGTGCCATATCTTGCTCTATTAATTTTTCTTGTTCTTCATATAATTGTTGTCTGGCGTTAGTATTAGTCATTTCTTTGAAATAAGGTTGATTGGATAACCATCCAAATAATACAAGGCAAGTCATTAAATCATCATTACAACCTTCTTCTGCCTGCCAAGAATTTGCTTTACGAGCATAAGTTGACATTTCTTCTATGATATTAAAATCATTTATAACCATTTTATCGCCTTCAATTAATGTCTTAATATTAGAACAACCAATTTTTTTAATCTGTTTTGTCATACGAACACCGAAACCAGAACCTCTTCCACTATAACCAGCACCTAATATCTGACCTGCTCTTCCTCTTTGAGTAGTCATTAATAGATTAGGATATTCTAATTCATAGTTTAATGATTCACCTATTTGTTGACCTATATCATTTGTTTCACAAAGAATATCTGCCTTATTATAACCCTTACACGCTTTTTGTATTAAGTGTGGAAACAAAATTGGTTTAACTTCATTACTTCTATATTTGGCAACAACTCTATAAGGCATTTGAGTTACATCAAATATTAAAAATGCTGAATAATCTCTATCTACACCTCTTGCTACATCAACAGTAGCCACATAATTTCTACCATTTACAACTTTTTCAAATACATCTAAACCACCACTTGAAGTTAATGGTGTCATATAAGGTGTTGCTTTAATTTTTACTGGTGAGATTAACGTATCTACTGAACCTAAAAATTCACACTCAAACTCTTGTTGGAATTGTTCCTGTGATGTATTACGTATAGTTGTTTCTTTCCATTTTTCATCTCTACCTGGAACTTCTGACCAATGTACTTCAATTGGTACATAATCATTTCTTTTATTTTCAGCGTCTGTCCATAATTTATAAAACTGATTCATACCGTGAGGTGTTGATACAATAATAACCTTTGTAGTTTTACCAGATGTAATAGTAGGATAAACTGAACTAAAAAATTGTTCAGCAATATTAGCAGGTACGAAAGCAAACTCATCAAGAAATATTATATTAAATGAACCACCTCTTATTGCACTTGAAGATGTAGCAGCCGCTATAATAGTTGATTTATTTTCTAACTCTATATTACCTTTGTTCCAATTGATAACACCTTGTTGTATATATTTTGGTAAGTTTTCATATGCTAATTGTAATCTTCCTAATATATCTCTAGCAGTAGAAGATTTATTGGCAAGAATAGCTATGTTTGAATTTGGATTAAATATTGCATAGTGTAATAAGTATGCAATTGTTGTTGTTGATTTACCTGATTGTCTAGGTAGTTTGCAAATAGTAAATCTTTCTTTATCTATTGTAGTTACAATCTTTTTTTGAAAATCATACATTTTAAAATGCACTAAACCTTCATCTAGGGAAACTATTTTCATAAATTTCTCCATAAAATAGATTGGATTTTCTTTACATTTTTGAAATTCTACAATCTCCTCTTTAGTAAATTCAACTGGTGTATTTACTTTTTTAAGATTAGGATTTCCTAAATATGCGTCATTTGTTATACTCATAATACTATTTATCTGATTCTACTTTAAAAAACCAAACCAACCAGTTATGATATATTTTTCGTGTTCTTTTGATATTTGACCATTATGTACGTGTGTAAAGTCAGTCGGCCAAATCAATGTTAATCCTTTTTTAGCTGGTGATGTTAATTTTTGATATTTAAAATGTGTACCACCATTAGGTACATCATTTAAATAAGTCAGAAAAACTAAATTACGATTTTCGTGGATACTTCCTCGTTCAAAATGCTCAACAAAATAACCACCTCCTGGTGGATAATATTGTATATTAACTCCTTCAACTAAACCCCAAGGTTTAAAATGAGCAAGTTCAGGATATTTCTCTTCGTATAAAGTACAACACTCTTTTAATGCTTGTTTCCACGCCCAATATCTTGGTTCTTTCCAATGTGGATCAATTCCAATATCTATTGAATCTTTATGTTTCTTATTAACACTATAAGGTCCACCTATAACTCCTGGTCTTTGTTCTTGTGGATTTTCTTTGAATAAATTTATTAAACCATCACAAATTTTTGGATCAATATACCAACCACCGATAAAACTTTCTAAAGGTAATTTATGTTCTTTCATTTATTATTACTCCTTCTATATGTGTATACCCTAATTTAATAGCTGCCTGCACTCGTTGACTGCCTCTCCATACACTAAATTCTTTTTCTATATATGGTACGCCCATTGCACCATATCTAGGTACTTCTGATACAATGTGTTCTTTTACTTCTATTGGATAATTTAATGATTCACCATCTAATAATTCTTTTAGTGGTGTCATTGACTTAATATATTTTAAGTCTTTTATTGCGATAGGTCTTTTATTCTTTACTTTCTGATTTGCCGTCAATAGTTTCATTTTCAATTCTCTTTTCTTTTTTAGTTTCCATACTTTGTTTATTCAACATCTTTTGTAATTCTGCTGTTGAACCTACAAATAAAGCATTTTTAATATTAGCATTTGTTTTACCAGGTAGTTCTTTTAAATCTTTTAATTTCTTTTGTAGGTCTTGTAATTTATCAACAGACGTAGCAACTTGTCCTATTAGTTGACCAACAACTTCATATGCTCTAGGGTGTTGACCTTCTTTTGCAATATCTAAAATACCTTGTATTGCCTCTTGACCTTTTTCTATAAGATTATAATAATTTTCTCTACTATAATCATAATCTGTATTAATATCTTTATCTATTTTTATTGCAACTTCACCATTTTTTCTTTGTACTGGAGCTTTAAATTCTTTAGGTGGTTCTAAAGGAGTATCAGTAACTTTATCTTTACCTTCCAAACCTAATATTTCATTAACACTTTCTTCCAATTTACTCATTATTCATCTTCTCCTGTTACTGGATTATATTTCTTTGTATCGTCATAGAAACTAATCTTTGTTGTAAATCCAAAATCATCATCTGCGTCTGCACTTTCAGGATTTGGTATTACTATAATTCTTTCTTCTCTTGATAAAGGAGTATCCGTAGATGTTCCTAAATCTGCTTGTGATTGTCTAATAACTTTACTTTGTGCCATAGGTCCATATAAGTAAGTTTTAGCAGTAAAGTTTAAAGTATATATAACTGCTCTTCGCTTATTAAAATCACCATCATATGTATCTTCATAATTTACTTCATCTAAAACAATAGGCACATCACGTTTAATATTTAATTCTGGTATTGCATTGATAGTAACTGTAAGGTCTGGTTGAAAATAAGGTAATATTTGTTCAACTATTTGTAGTCCATTTTCTGCTGTAGCAGTAAAAGAATAAAGACTAAAACTTACATCATATGGTACTGGTGAATAATTAAAATTATGTACAGTAGAATCAGAAGACCTAACTCTAACTGTTTTCTGCATTTTATTTAATTTTCTATTAGCGTCATACTTTAAACCTGTTAATTCAAATCCCATTCTAGGTAAAGTAATTGCAAAAGTTCTACCTTTATCTAAATTTGCTTGTTGTTCTAATCTTTGTATAAACTTTTCTTTAGGTGCATATGCTAAAGGCACACGCATTCTTTTAGTAACAGCGCCTGTGCTAGATTTCGTCTGTACTATAACGTTATTAAAAATTTGACCGAAGGCAATAGTTAGTCTTCTTAAACTTTGATTATAAAAGTGTTTACCAAACATTACTCATCTATCTCCCCAAACGGATTTCTTTCAGTAAAGTCTAATATATCATCCGCTGTTGATACTGTATCATATCCTGCTTCTGTATTCAAGTCTAAATTATCTGCATAAGGAGATTGTGTCTGTATATTAGATTCTGAATAATCTTCTTTCATTAAGAAAGATGGTTGACCTGTTCCGTGGTCAAAATAATCTTCTAACGTTAATGAACCAGCACCTGTTAATACTTCTTGTCCATATTCCAATGAAACTCTATATGCTAATTGGTCTAATGTATGTGTATCTTCGTGTTGGTCAATATCTTCTTGACCTGTATCAAGTTTCTCACTTGAATATTCCCAACGAGTTACTTTTAATTTATAAACTGGTAAGTTTCCTAATTGATAAAAAGGTTCCTGGTCTTCTACAAATAAAATTTCAAAGAAAGAACTCATTAAAGGAACGTAAATTACATCTCCTTCATTTGGTCTTCCTACAGCAATTAAGTTTGCTTTATTTGCAACTAAATTATCAAAACTTCTTTTTGCAACAACAAGTGTTGTGTCATCTCTAATTTCTAATCCGAATTTACTTATGATTTCTTGTTCACCTGCAAAACCTGTATTGTTTTCAAAATACATTTCTATTGAAAATGAATCGTCAAACTTACTAGTTACATCTTCTCCTAGTATTATATCTTTATTGACTAATGTTCGTGGTAAGTAAAAGACATCCTGACCGTAAATTTTAAGACCTTCAACAATTATATCTTCGTGTAGTCTTTTTTCGGCAGCATTGCCTATGCCTCGTCCACCTTGAAAGTAATGATTAACTGGCATAGCATTATCCTATCATAAAGGTTGGGTTCAATTCGTATTGTGACCTAATTCTGTTTTCTAAATTTTCTATATCTGAAAGTGCTTGTGAATAAATTTCTTGACCGTTTAAAGTAACCCCACCAACCATTTGAACACCGCCAAATTTAGATAAGTTAGCACCCCATTGTTTTTTAAATAAAGCAGTTACATATCTCTTTAAAAATAAATCATCATAAACATCTGTAAATTGTGCTGGGTCTAATTTTCTAAAACACTCTATTACAAGAAATTCATCTACTTGTAAATCATTTTTCCAATCCATATCTATATACAATCTATTGTCGTGTTGATTAAATCTCATTGGTTTTTCACCAACTAATATATGGTCTAAAAAATCTAAATGTCTTAATACAACATCATAATTAATAACAGACGTTGAAGAAAAGTCATATAGGTCATTTAATCTTAATTGATATCTAACATCAAATAAATTTAAATTACCTTTGTTTGAAAATGGAAAAATATTAACTACTGATATAACTGTTTCAGGAACTACAATATAAGCATTATCTTCCAACCAAGTAGATGTTACAGTAGTTGAATCACCATAAGTTTTACTAGCGGTTTCAGTTGAATTTCCTAAAATTCTATCTTTATCTGCTTGAGTATATTTGTATTTTAGATACGTTCTCTTAACACCATCATAGTGATATTGAGCGAAATATTGTAATGCTTCGTCTATTCTATCTTCTAATTGGTCGTCATCTACGTTGATTTCAATGACAGGTTTGCCTAGTGTTCTTAAAGCGTACTGTTTTAACTGTTCTCTGGTTGCTGGTTTTGCCATACTGGTTCCTTTATTGTATATTTATAATAACAATTATATCTTCGGAAACAAATTATCAGTACAGAATACAGTTATATCATCTTCAGGCAATCCAAGGGATCGCATTACTCTAGGGGTGTGTGGATTTTGTTGTTGGTGTTCACAATAGAAGTTTTGTGCTCTTATAACATCTTCTTCCTTTGAATCACTATTATAATGACCAATTTTGTCAAGATAATTTTCTAAATTAGAAGTAGCAAGAGTACAAATTTGTTCTAATTCTCTTTCTTCTGTTATATTACCAGCGGCAATCATACCTGAACTAAAGATTTCCTTTGCCCAATCTGGCAATTCTCTTTCTTTAGATGGTTTATACCACTTTGTTTCTTCTATGAAATATTTTGTTAAGGGATGTTCTTTTAATAATAGAGGACTAAAATCGTGAAAGCAACCTGTTACTTTTTTCTTGCCTGCGATAACATCAAATCCATAAATTGGACCACCATTTGTTAAATTTGGAAATAAACATATGTGTGCCATCCAAAGACCTTTTGTTTCTCTGGCATCCACTACATCTACGTGAGCACGTCTTACACTCATATTAGACCAAGTACGGTTAACCCAAGTATCATTATTAAATCTATCCATACCGTCTTCATTGTATTCTTTACAACGTCTATCAAGTATAGCGATTATATCTTTTTCAAGTTTTATTAATCTTTCCCAAATCATTAATCTCTTCCTTCAATACTAGTTCCTTTGAAAGGATCATTTTCTGTATCTCTATTTTTTTCATCAAATACTTCATTGTTTAAAATTAAAGGTTTAGAAGTATCCATATCGTTCATTTCTTTAAACAATGCTGTAGCACTTGCAAAACAAAATTTGCACTCATTTAAAATATTAAGTTGATAAACATTTAAATAACTGTTTATCATTTCTCTCACTATTCGTTTATAATCTTTTATTTCTTTATGTTTAAATTTGTAATAACGATTAGGTCCTGGTGTT